CCCTTTCCGACTTGGTATACCACGCCGAGCCAGAAAGGAAGATGCTATAGACCTACGCAGAGACGTACTTGGTCCGATGATTCGTCAGCACTATCCTGTAATTGCCAGCAGCACTACGAGATCCATACTCGCTGCCTTTGATAAGAGATGCAATTATTTAGATAACAAAGCTGTCGACCCAAGTACGGTACAAGCTTCGCTAGATCTATTGAACCACATCGCCCCAGGACCTGGAGACCCGATAGAGTGGACACACGAACTATTTGACACATGGAATTCTCAATTTCCGCCTGAAAAGCAGGCTCGTCATAACAAAGTTTATCCCTTAGTCAGTGAAATCACCACTAAGGAATTTAGCTCCAAACAAATCTTTGTTAAGATGGAAGCACTTCTCAAGCGGCACGACCCAAATTGGGCTCCACGTGTCATTTACCAATCTTCGGACATACACAACGTGATTCTCGGGCCTGTTATGCAACAGTGCACCAAAAGGATGTTCACCGCGATGGACAATCAAACTGATCCAGATAAACCTACGTTTACTGGTGCCTACAAGAAGAGCACAGATCAACTGTGTGCCAAAATCAATTCATTTGGCACTACAGACACGCACTTCTTAGAATCTGATTTTAGTTCTAATGATCAGACCCAACGTCGCGATGTGCACATCCTAGAGGTAAAATGGCTCCAACATTTTGGTGCTCCCAAGTGGATCACTGCACTAATGCTACATGCCAATTCGTTCAGCGCCAAAAACCGCGAACATGGCATACAGTCCCGCATTAAGAATCAGTTGCCTACTGGTTCGCAATCGACAACTTTCCGCAATTCCATGTGGAATGCTTCTATTCTGTGGTCATTCGCAAAACCCCACAATCTTCGTGGACATTGCCTGTTGCTGGGGGACGATATGTTGTTCCGATGTGACAATCCTTTCACAACACTGCGCGGTCACACGTGCAGTGTACGAACCATGCGACGCGCTTACGAATACGCAATTAAGCGCGCTGGTATGGTCGGCAAAGTTAAGGTGTCTAGACACCTTGAGGATTGCGCATTCCTGTCAAAGAACTTCATACGTACCTCTACCGGCTACGTATTGGTGCCTTTTGTTGGAAAAGCACTAGCTAGGTTTAATGCAAGAGCCTCCAAGAACGATGCGTTGTCGAACGCAGAGTACATGGCTGGCAAGTCGTTATCCTATGCTTACGAGTTCAGGCATTTTCCTCCTGTTTCAAGAGCGTTCTTTGCGCGCTACGAACAATTGCATGATGATAAGAAGGTGGTATCACTCGACGGGTTGGGTTGGAATGCTAAAGGTGCCTTCCTCGCCAAGGGCGTAACCGGCATCCTTGCGGCAATCCAACACCCCGTCACTGTCTGCAGCCGAGATGAAGCGACAGTGTTTTACTACCATAAGTACAACAAGACAGCTACTGACATTCTTGTGCATGTACTTCAAATCATATTCGGGCGAGAAGACCTCGACGAAGATACGGTGGGTAGAATTTGTGAAGATTGGCTCTAACCCTAATCCGGATTGGGCAGCCACGGTCACCGCGCCAGAGCGTTGAAAATAGCACAAGCTAAC